TGGTGTAGGTGCAGATATTGTAAGACAATCATAATAAACTAGAATATGGTAGGGGTGTAAAAACCTCTACCTTAACTTTAAAAATAAATAAATATGGCTTGTACAAGTTTAACAAAAGGAAGGGAACTACAATGTGATAGAATTGCAGGTGGTATAAAATACGTTTATTTTGGAGTTTATGATGAATTTACTAAAAATGCAACAACTGGTGAAGTATTTGGTACTGGTATAATAACTAATACTGGTTCTATAACAGATATTAATATGTTAACTGGTAAATCTTTATATCGTTATACTGTACCACGTGGTGAAAGCAGTTTGACGGAAAGTATTGTTGGCTCGAGCGAAAACGGGACTATACACTACACACCACAAATTACTTTAAAACTAAATCAATTATCTACTGCTGACCAAAACCAAGTAAGATTATTAGCATTAAGTAAATTAATTGTATTTGCTGCGCTAAATCAATTAAATGATACTGGACATCACGTTATAGTTGGAATGGGTTTAAGAAACGGTATGCGTTTAAATAGTGGAACTAATTTAAGCGGAAGTAGTTTTGATTCACACAACGGTTATTCTTGGACTTTTGATGGTATGGAAGAAACCCCAATGCAAATAGTTGCAGATTATAATACTACACCGTTTGACAATTCAGATTTTGATATACCAGGTGGAATTGTAATATCATAAACTCTAACATTAGTGTTTTTATATATTTTCTTAATTAAGGTGGTTTTATACCACCTTTTTTTTTAGAATACAAATAAATTCTACAATTTTCTATATTATAATATGATACAATTAGATTACACTACACCAAATACAGAACAGAGTGTATACATATCAACAGAAGATAATAGAATAGATACAAGTGTTGCAAAAACACAAGTAGCTTTACTATTTGAAATAACTAATGATATGTCAGGTAGTGTAGTATATACTTATTTATTAAAGATTAATGTAGATGATAGATATACAACAGGTACATTAACACCGAAAAATACAAGTCCTGATATGTTTTTAGGACAATTTATAGCTTTACCTGTTGGTTATTATGATTATAACGTATATGAACTTACAACACAATATTCAGCAGGTAGTGTATCTTATAATTGCAATACATTACCACCTACAAGTGCAGGAGTTTTAGGTAAAGTTATTGTAGAAGATCCATCAGCAACAGAAATATATACAAAAGATTTAACAGGTAAAAATGATGTCTATACACAAGAAATAGATAGGTTATCAGCAGGAACATATAATATGGATATAAAAAACACTTGTAATGATGTTATTTTTGACGGTGCATTTTTAGTAGGTACAGATACTGCACAAGCTGATAATACAAGATTTGTAGAAATTCAAAATGTAGTACAAACATCAACAGGTATAACATTTGATATTGTATCTAAAATGCCTGTTGGACATTCTTATGGTTTTTCAGTAGGTGGTGCAACTGAAGTACAAGTTACTAATATAACATCAGTACCACAAACCACATCACATTCTTTTGCGCAAATTGGCAATCCTACATTGGCAGCAAATTTAGTAGAGTGTAAACAATATAATCAAACAGGTGGTGCTGTAGGTGGTGGTACAATAGTAGGTTCAACACTAAATATTAGACCTGTAAAAAACCCATCAGATTACTATGGTATAGCTATTGTATTAGCTTCTAACAACGCTTTAAACAGTACAGGTGGTACACCACTAAAAACAGGTAATGCGTTTATTTCAGCTATATATGGTGCTTCATCTGTAACAACTAATCCACAATTTTATGTATTACAAGGACAAGTAACAGAAGGTAAAATGTATATATCACAAAAAGACACTACATTAAAAGAAGTAACATATAAGGAGCATGAAGAACCAGCAGGAACAAATTATATATATTATGGACAATAAAAATTAAAAAAATGATAGAAAACGTACAACAATTATTAGTAGAACAATTAGGTAAAAATGGTAGTACAGAAATATTTACTACTGCTGCACAAACAGGTAAAGATTGGTATTGTGTATATTTTCCTGTAACATCAGTAGTTAGTTCTATAACAGTAGCAGATGCGACAGGTGAAAGTGCATTACAAACTACATTACCAGCAGGTACTACTTTATTTATGAATATAACTGCAATAACTTTAACATCAGGTATTGGTATAGGTTATTATGAAGGACCTACAACATAAGATATGTTAGGATTAAAATTAGGTAATAGCATTAATAATACTAAAACAGGATATAATATATATTCTGTTGATATGAATGGTACGGATGAATACATTGATCTAACTGAAAGTAAAACACTATACAATGGACAAGCAGGTTCATGTAGTGTATGGTTTACAATAGATACTACAAGTACAAGTTCAACTATTTGGCAAGCTAGAGTAGATAGTAACAACTATGTTAATGTGTTTTATCATAATGGTTCTGAAGAATTAAGAATTGCATATAGATTAGGTGGTTCAACAAAATTAGCATCACAAGCAGTAGATTTTGAGGGTGATGGACAATTTCACCATTTATTAGCAACATGGACACCAACAAGAATAGAACTTTATGTAGATGGTGGTTCAGCAGTTGTAAATACATTTAGTGGTACATTTACAGGTACTTTTGCAAATTCTATGATAGGACAAAACACATTGAATGGTAATTACTTGCATGGTAAAGTAGCACATATAGGTTTATTTTCAGCAGTAAAAAGTTTAAGTGATGTATATATTTCAGGACAAGAACCAATAGATTTAACTAATTCAGATAATTTAGTAGCTTATTACAAGTTTGATGAAGGTAATGGCACAATAGGATTTGATGGTAGCAGAAGTGATAATAATGCAATATTAGTAAATACACCTACTTGGAGTAGTCAAGTACCAATAGTTTAAAATATGAATTATACAATATTAAATACAGAAGAATTAGATAGTGTAAATTTTGATGAAGTATTAGAAACATCAGCAAACACTATTAGGTATAACAACTCAAATACAAAATTTTTACTTAAATTTGAAGGTGATACACCAAGATTTTTAGAAGGTAAAACATTATATGATTATGATGGTATAATGCAAATACTTAACAGTCCTGATTGGACACAAGAAGATTAATTATGAAAGAAATTATTAATATTGATTTATCAGCACAAACTGCACCACAAGTACAAGAAGTTCGTGGTAAAGATTATATAGAATATGGTACTGAAAATTGGAGAAATTTATACCCACAATTTTTGATTGATTTGTACTACAACAGTTCTACTAATGCAGCTATAATAAATGCTACAAGCGAATTAATTGCAGGTGAAGATATAGTAATAGATGATGAAGATGATCGTAATTTAGATGCTATGGTAAAGCTAAAGCAATTTATGGCTAATCCTAATTCTAATGAAACTTTACATGAATTAATTAAAAAGGTATCTTTTGATTTTAAATTACAAGGTGCATTTGCTTTAAATATTATATGGAGTAAAGATAGAACACAAATAGCAGAAATATATCATATACCTGTTGAAAAAATTAGAGCAGAAAAACCTGATGCTATGGGTAAAGTATGTGCATATTATGTAAGTGCAGATTGGAGTAATACAAGAATAAACAAACCTTATAGAGTACCAGCATTTAATGTAAATGATAGAACATCAGCAAACCAAATACTTTATACAGGTCTTTATTCACCTAATATGAATAGTTATTTTACACCTGATTATTTAGCAGGTAATAATTGGAGTTTAATAGATCAAAAAGTATCAGAATATCACCTTAATAATATATCTAATGGGTTTAGTGGTTCTTATTTTATATCTTTTGCGAATGGTGTACCTACACAAGAAGAACGTTTTCAAATAGAGAATAGTTTAAAAGAAAAATTTACAGGTAGTGAAAGTTCAGGTAGATTTGTACTAACGTTTAGTGAAGATAGAAATAGAGTACCTGAAATTACACCTATTGCAGTAAGTAATGCAGATAAGCAATATTTAGCTTTACAAGAGTTATTAGTACAAAACATACTCACCGCACATAGAGTAACATCACCAATGCTTATGGGTATTAAGAACGAAACAGGTTTAGGTAGTAATGTAGATGAACTTAATAGTGCTGCTAATTATTACTTAAATACAGTATGTAAACCATATCAAAATCACATAATTAAGGTGCTTAGAAAACTGTTTAGAGTTAATAATATGGATATGCCTATTAGTTTTGTACAACTCAAACCTATTACAGTACAATTTACATCAGAAGATTTAAAAGGTGTTTTAACAGAAGATGAACTAAGAGAAGAAATGGGTTTACCACCATTAAATGAAGAAGTAAATGTAAGAGAAGATTTTGCAAAAGTAGGTAGTATGGTAACAGAAGGTAAAGATGGTGAAATAGATTTACCTTTATTTGATACAAAAGAAGAAGCAGAAGCAGAAGCAAAAAGATTAGGGTGTAAGGGTTATCATGAACACACATTAGATGGTAAAACAGTTTATATGCCATGTAAAGATCATGAACAAATAACTAATTTAGATTGTAATTGTAAAGAAGAATTTATTACACCTAATCCATGTCAGCCAGGATATGAAGCAATAGGTACAAAAATTAAAGATGGTAGAGAAGTACCTAATTGTGTACCTATAAAAGCAGAAAAAGAAAATTTAGAATTAACAAAATTTATAGAAGAATTTGGAGAAGATATACCTGAAGATTGTGAATTGATACATGAAGAAAAAGTAGGTGATGAACACGCTGAATTTGATTTTGAAAATATGCTAAATGATTTAGTAGATGAAAAAATACAATTAGCAAGTACAGGTAAAGCATTACCAAGTAGAAAGTCAGAACAAGATGGTATATCTAAAAAAACATACGATTATTATAGAGTACGTTATGTATATGCTGAAGATGAATTTTTAACTAGAAAGTCAGGTAAAAAAAGAGATTTTTGCAGACAAATGATGGGTGCAAAAAAAGTGTATCGTAAAGAAGATATTATTAGAATGTCAAAAATGCCTGTAAATAAAGGTTGGGGTAAAGGTGGTGCAGATACTTATTCTATATGGCTTTATAAAGGCGGTGGTAATTGCCATCATTTTTGGCTAAGACAAATATACAAAACTACATTAGGTGTATCTAAAACAACTAAAATAGAAGATGCAGATATAATAGGTTATACTAAAGCAAGAAGTGAAGGGTTTACTGCAAAGAAAAATAATGTAAAAGTAGCAAAGCCACCAAAAAGAATGAAAAATAAAGGTTTTATTAAAAAGAGATAATTATGGCATACGTTTTATTTATATCAGAAAATAAGCTAAAAGAAAGTACTGCAATTAATATGAATGTAGATATTGATTTACTTTTACCTTATGTAAGACAAGCGCAAAAGTTATATGTAGAACCAAAACTTGGAACAGATCTATATAAGAAATTAGAAGCAGATATTACTGCTGGTACATTAACAGGAGTATATAAAACACTTGTAGATGAATATATAGGTGATATGTTACCTAATTGGGCATTTTATCATTGCATACCGTTTTTGCGTTTTAAGGTCGAAAATGGTAACATCTATGCTAAGACATCAGAAACAGGTACAGCGTTGAGTACAGAGGAAGCGCAACACCTTAGAGAAGAAGTTAGAAATACTGCTGAATACTATACAGAAAGGTTAATTGAACACCTTAGAAACAACACATCTAGCTATCCAGAATACAGTACAAATGATGGTGGTGAAGATATATCACCTGATAAAAATGCTTTTTATGCAGGAATGAATTTAGAAAGACCATCACAACAAGATACTAAATTAAGATTAAGAAATTTCTTAACACCTGATATTAGTTACTAATGAAAAAGTATTACAAAGTAAAAGAAGTAAATAAAATAAAATTAAAAACTTACATTAAGAGTAAGGATAATAAAAAGAAGAATGAAAGAAATACAAGACACCGCACAAGTAACGCTAGCTAATGGTACTGCAATAGGTATTAGTTTAGTTGAGGTAAACGAAATATTAACACTAATATCATTGACTTTAGCAATAGCATTTAGTATATATAAATTTGTAAAGTATGGCGAAAAAAAACAAGCTGAATAGCAGAAACCCTAAATACAAAAAACAAGATGAACAAGTTGTTAAAGTACGTAAAGAATTTGTACATGAAGTTAAAGGGGTTAAGGTGTCAAAAATTCACTACATATAATTTGGACTTTAAATATTTTAATATTAAAGAATTTGATAGTCCTGATGTAATAGGATCAGGTAATAAAATGAATAAAAAATTTATTGAAAAACTTGATTATGCACGAGGTAATGCTGGTGTACCTTTTAAAATTAATAGTGGTTATAGAACAGAAGAATGGAATAAAAAAGTTGGTGGGCGTGTTGGTTCATCACATACAAAAGGTTTAGCAGCAGATATACAAGCTATTGGTAGTAGAGATAGAGGACTAATAGTAAAATCATTATTAGATGTAGGTATTAATAGAATTGGTATAGCTAAGACTTTTATACATTGTGATGTTGATAAAGATAAAGACCAAGATGTTATATGGCTTTATAATTAAATAACTTTGAGTATTAACTAAATTAAATTATATGAACGAATTACTAAAAAACTTTCTAATTGGTAAAATTTTAAAATCAAAAAAAGCATGGTACACAATAGCAGGTATTATTGTACAACTATTGCATGAACAATTTGGACTTGATCCACAAGAAACACAATCTATATTATACTCTATAATAGCACTTGTAATAGGTCAAGGTATAGCTGATAGTGCAAAGAAATAATAGATACAGATTAAAACCGCATGAGATAGCGGCACTAAAAAGAATGAGGGAAACCGAAACTAGAAATGTTCTAGTTATCGGTGACCTTCATGAACCATTTTGTTTAGATGGATATTTAGATTGGTGTATTGAACAATATGAAACTTGGAACTGTAACGAAGTAGTTTTTATTGGTGATATAGTAGATAATCATTATAGTTCTTTTCATGAAATAGATATAGAAGCTGAATATACAGGTAAACAAGAATTAGAAGTAGCTATAAAAAGAATAGCACGTTGGTATAAAGCATTTCCAAAAGCTAATGTAGTTTTAGGTAATCATGATAGAATGATTATGAGGAAAGCACAAACATCATTAATACCAAGTAAATGGATAAAATCATATAAAGAAGTATTAGAAGTACCTAATTGGAACTTTGTAGATAGATTAGAAATAGATGGTGTACAATATATTCATGGTGAAGCAGGAACTGCAAGAACTAAATGTCGTGCTGATATGATGAACACAGTACAGGGTCATTTACATACACAAGTTTATTGTGAAACATACGTTGGACAAAACTTTAGAGTATTTGGAATGCAAGTAGGTTGTGGTATAGACCACGATAGTTATGCTATGGCTTATGCTAAACGTGGTAAAAAACCTGCTATTGCTTGTGGCGTTATTCTTGGTGGTACTACACCTATAAACCTTTTAATGCCTTTATAATGAAACCTAAGCATCAATTACCTATAATAATAGTATGGGCATTTGTACTTATTATATTAGCAACATTTATATAACTTTCTTAACATTATAATTGTTAATAACTTTCTAACCAAATTATGTTAGTAATTAATTTTATTGTATATTTGTACCATGTTTAACAATAAAAATAAGAAAATGAAACACACACACACGGAAAAACAACAAGAAAGAATAATATTCTTAAAGAACCTACAAGAATTAAATAACTCACTAATAGATTGGTTTAATAAAGGAACAGGATTAACTCCTGAACATAAAAAAGAATTATTTGAACAAATAGGAAAAAATCAAGAAATACTAAACAAAGGAATATAAAAATAAGAAAATGTATAAATTAATTAACAAGAAAACAAAAGCAGTTCATATATTTAACAATGAACAGTACAAAAAGTTCTTTGAACTAAAAAGAGCAACTAAACAAAGAAAAGTAACATACGAACATATAGGAGATAAATATTATAGTTATGATGTATCATGGTTTGCTAATAACTATGAAGATTATGATATTATAAACCTAAAAGATGAAATGTATAATGATATAGTAAATATTGCATTAGCAGTAGCAACTGTTACTGTTGTTGTAGCTATAACAAAAATAGTAATGTATTATGTGTAGTTATTATGTAAGTAATTGTTGTGGTGCTGAAATAGAACAATTAGATGAAGAAGTAAGTAATTGTTGTTCAGCTAGATATTATGATGATAGTGCTTTTTGTAGTAAATGCAGAGAAGGTGCAGAAGCAATAGATAGAGTATGTTCTGAATGTGGTTATGAATGTGAAGAAATAGAAGAAAGAGAATATGAAGCTAAAGAAAGAGAAAACTATCTTGAAATTAGACAAGATGAAGAAAGATATAAAGGTTAAAATTGTTTACCTTAAAAAACAATAAATATTAAATATATAAAAATGGCGTTATTAAAAACAAGTAAAGTAAAAAGTGTACAAGCAAATGGTACTTGGGATAGTAAATTTGGTGGTACGTTCTACAAATTTGAAGTAGAAATGGAAAATGGAAATGTAGGTGAATACTCATCTAAAACAAAAGATCAAGAAAAATTTGTTGTAGGTGAAGAAGTGCAATATGAATTTGTAGATGGTAAATTTCCTAAAATTAAACCATATTACAATAAAGATAATTATTCTTTTACAAAAGGTGCTGCTGAAAACCCTGATAGACAAAGATTAATTATAAGACAAAGTACATTAAAAACAGCAGTAGAATATCTTAAAGGTGCTGAAGCTAGTTTAGAAGAAGTATTTATAGCAACAGAAAAAATGATAGAGTTTATTATGAAAGAAGATAAAAGTAAGTCAAACGAAAATACAGATGATTTACCATTTTAAATTATAAGAGGTGTAGATATTGATAAACAACAACAGAAATTAGTATTAACATAAAATTAATTTTACAACTTGGTACTACACCTCTTTTTTTAAACACTTAATTATGAATGAATTACAAAAAATAGATAGAGTATTAAATATTACAAGCAAAGTTTGTAATGTAGATTATAAATTATTAAAAACAAGAAGCAGAAAATTTGAACTAAATTTAGCTAGACAAATAGCTTGTGTATTATCTATGAAACATTTAGGAATACATAAAGTAAAAGTTGCAAAACGTATTAACAGAGATAGAACAAGTATGAACCATTATATGAGAAATCATGAAAACAATTATGATGGTTGGAAAATATACCAAGATAAATATGATGAAGCATTTGCAAAGCTATTAAAAGGAAATAAAAAGCGTAAAATTTTACATAAAAATAAATTTACTAATATTGTAAGTAAAATTAAAACAATTTATTGTGAAGCACCTGATATTACAATTACAGTTACTTGTGGTAAATATAAACATGAATTTTTTGTAGGTGTTTTTAATTTTGAAAGAGATATAAATACTATAAAAAAAGCATTTGAAAAATACGATCATAAAATAGATTATAAAACTTATGAAGGATAAACCTAATTATTATGCAATTATACCAGCAGATGTAAGGTATTCTAGTTTAAAACCTAATGCTAAGTTATTATATGGTGAAATAACTGCATTAAGTGGTAAACTTGGGTATTGTTATGCAGCTAATAATTACTTTGCTGATTTGTATGGAGTTAGTAAAAATACAGTAAGTAGATGGATTAGTGATTTAAATAAATTAGGTTTTATAAATATAGAAGTAGAACGTAATGAAAAAAAACAAGTGATTAAAAGAAAGATAGGTATAGTCCAAAATGATGATAGGTCTATATACAAAATAAGCAAAGAGAATAATACAAGTATTAATAATACAAGTAATATAAATATAACTAAAGAAAAATTTATTGCTGAAGTTATGACTTTTGATTATCCAAAAGATATGTTAGAAGATTTTATTAATTATTGGACTGAAGGTAAAAAGAAAATGAGATACCAAAAACAAAGTACATTTGAAATAAAATTAAGATTATTGCGCTGGTCAAAAAATCAAAAGAAGTGGGATAGACCTAAACAAACAGTATCTAAAATAGATAGTCAAATAGATGAATATTTAAAAGGAAAAGAATTATTATGAAACAAATAAAAGAATATAATCTAAAAGAACTATCATTAAAAATATATGATTTAGTTAGTATTACATCAGTAGAAATAGGACACAAAACAGATGGCAAAACAATGGCAGCTTTATCTAAAATATTTGCTAGTGATCTTATAAAAGAAAATAGATTTAAAAACTTATACCTATATCAAATACAAGATGCTTTTAGATTAGGTGTAAGATTTGGTAAAGATGAACCTTTTTTAAATATAAGAACTTTTTATAAATGGGTATATGCACATAAGAAAGTTATAGATCAAGCATATTATGAAGTACATACATTAAACAAACCAGCAGCAGAAGTACCTTATTATCAAGAACTTAAAAAATTATTAAAGTGAAAATATTAAACTTATATGCTTGTCTTGGTGGTAATAGATACAAATGGAATGAAGTAAAAGAAGATATAGAAGTAACAGCAGTAGAATTAGATGAAGAATGTGCTAGATTATATCAAGAAAGATTCCCTAATGATAAAGTAATAATAGCAGATGCACATCAATATTTATTAGATCATTACAAAGAATATGATTTTATTTGGAGTTCACCACCTTGTCCTACTCATAGTAGAGCAAGAGGTTGGAATACCAAATATGAAACTAAATATCCTGATATGAAATTATATGAAGAAATAATATTATTAGAAACTGTTGTAAAAGGTGCAGACGCAAGATTTAAAGGTAAATATGTAGTTGAAAATGTTATACCTTACTATGAGCCATTAATACCAGCATATAAAAGGCATAGGCATTTATATTGGACTAATTTTAATTTGCCATATGTGTTAAGTAATAGAAAGGTAAAATTTGGTCAGGGAAAAGATGAATTAAAAAAGTTAATTGAATTTCACGATTTTGACTTTACTAAATATAAAGGCAAACAAAGAGTTGACAAAATAGCAAGAAATTTAGTTGATTATGAAGCTGGTAAAACAATATTTGAAACAATGCTAGGAATTACAAAAAAAGAAAACGTAAAACAAACAAATTTATTTTAATTATGAAAACAAAAGAAATTATAAAAACATTATTAGAACAAAGTCCACAACTAAGAGATAGTGATGCAAAACTAAAATGTAGGTTTTGGACAAACGAATTAAAAACAAGAGGTATAGACACAAAACAAATTACTGCACATGAATTTTTAGTTATGTTATCACAAAACAAATTGCACAATGCAGAAGGACTAACTAGAATGAGAAGAAAGGTACAAGAAGAAAATGAACACTTAAGAGGTGAATTGTATAAAGAAAGACAAACTACACAACAAAATAAAATGAAAGCAAAATTAGGATATAATATAAAAATGAGTTGTGAAATACCAAAAAAAAATAATAAACCTTATGTAATAGGTAAATACGATGAGTACTAAAAAACCTATAAGTAAATTAAAAAAAGAGCTTGATAAGTGGTTTAGCTTGTATATTAGATTAAGAGAAGCTACATCACAAGGAATAGCACAATGTTTTACTTGTGGTAAAATAGATCATTATAAAAAACTACAATGTGGACACTTTCAAAGTAGAAGGCATCATGCAACAAGATGGAATGAATGGAATTGCCAAGTCCAATGTAGTGGCTGTAATATTTTCAAGCAAGGGGAACAATGGAAGTTTGGTTTAAATATAAATGCTAAATATGGTGATGGTACAAGCAAAGAATTAGAATTTTTAGCACAAACTACTATTAAGAAAATTAGGATTGAATATGAAGAAGATATACGATATTATAAGGCACTTGTTAATAACTTAAAAAAAGAAAAAGGAATTGATTAAATAATTTTTTATATTTGAGATATGAAAAAAATAATATATGCTAACAAAGAACATGAAGTTATAGTTAGCAATTATATTACAATGATAAAAGAATTTGTCAAAGATGTATCAAATGATGTAAGATGGAAAAATTACAACCAAGTGTTTGATTTAATTGTAGAATATCATAACAACTATGGTAAAAGCACAAAAGAAAATAATTATTGGGATTGGTTAATGATATTGCCAATTAATCTATCTGTAATGACAAATGGCTTTTTAGCTGCAATAGAAACGAAAAGAAATAAAACATTAGTAAATTCATATAGAGTTTTAATAAATGAAATGCTGCATGATGTAGTAGAGAAAATAGAAAAATTAGAACCTTACAATGAATGATATATATAACATATTAGCAAAACTATTACCTAAATATGAAGATATTGCTGGTTTATATACAAAAGATAAAAACGAAATAGATGATAGTGTACAAGAACTTTTCTTGTATCTGATGCAAATGAACGTACAAGTATTAAAAGATATATATTTAAGAGATGGTGAAGAAGGATTATTAAAATATGGTGCAGTTGCTTTAAAAAGAGCATTAACAAGTAAAAGATCAGCATATTATTACAAGTATAAAAAGTATTATGCTAACCTTATAAATTTAAGTTACAAAACAACTACAACACAAAAGAATTTTCACAAAAGTATATATAATATAGCACAAGAAGTAGAAGAAGATATTAAAGAACAAAAGATACAAAGAATAGAAGCAGAACTAAATAAGTTACATTGGTACGATAAAAAAGTATTTGAATTATATTATGAAGGACATACATTAGATAGTTTAGCTAAAGAAACAAAAATAAGTAGAAATAGCTTATATACTACAATAGATAAAGTAAGAACTATATTGAAAAAAGAATTAGTAAATGAATAGATTTTTTACAACAGATGAAGTATATAAAGATAGATTAGATATATGCAGAAGTTGTATATATTATTTTAAACCAACAGGACAATGTAAAAGATGTTTATGTTTTATGAAAATCAAAGCAAGATTAGCACCAATGGCTTGTCCTGAAAAATATTGGAATAAAACAACAACAATAGAAACACCTGAAGGATTACCTGAAGAAATAATAGAAGAAGTAAAAAAAGTATATCCTGATATAAAAAATGGTAGAGCAAAAAATCAAGAAGTAAAAAAAAGAATGATAGAACTATACAATACAATATATCAAACTAATTATAGTACAGGTACTAATTGTAGTAGTTGTTTAAGTAGTTGTTTAAATGGAATAAAAGATATTTATAATTTATACAAATGATAGAATTTTTAAGACACGCAACAGGATTATGTGGTGAACCTCATCCAAGTTTATTAACTTTGTTATTTGGTACACCAATATTAGGATATTTATTAATGAAATTTAAAAACAAAAACAAATGAGTATATTTTTTGGAATAATAGTAGGGTTTTTTGTGTTTGCATTTATTATTATAAGTTATTTAGAATATAGAGCTGATTTACATGAAATGCACAAACTCAAAGAAAATTTAAAGAAATATGAAGAACAAGAAAAAATTAAAAATACCTAATTACTATATAGGTAAAGTATATGGTTATGAAGCACGTAAAATTATAGAAGATTATAATTTAAGTTATAATGTAGGTAATGCTGTAACATATTTGTTAAGAGCAGAAAACAAACACAAAACACCAATAGAGTGTATAGAAAAAGCTATAAATCATTTAGAGTTTGAATTAGATAAAATAAAGAACAAGAAATGACTTTATATAAATGTGAATGTGGTGAAGTAGAAAAAGAAATAAGTAAATCTACTATTGTACTAAGGGAAGGAAGATGGGTAGTAAAAGAAGCATTATGTGATTGTGGTAAGTATATGGAAAGTGAAATAGCTGAAGGAATGCCTGATCTAATAAGAACAGAACCTACATTAAGCAAAAAAAGAGATATGCTATGGGATAGTGCAAAAGAAAAACTAATAGGAGAAAGAGGTGTTAATGAAGATTTTAAATAATGAACATAACTAACGAATGTAATATGAGGTTAATGGCTAGGTATGAGGATAACTATTTTGACTTAGCAATAGTAGATCCGCCTTATGGAATTGGTAATTTTATACCACAAAATAGAATTAATGGAAAATTTGATAAAGTTGAATGGAACGACACAATACCAAATAAAGAATATTTTAAAGAATTAAAAAGAGTGAGTAAAGAACGGATTATATGGGGTGCTAATTATTATAATTGTTTTAACGACAAAGGTGGAGCGATAGTTTGGTTTAAAGATGTAAGACATCCTAATATGAGTAAATGCGAAATAGCAAGCTATAGCAGATTAAAAAAAGTAGATTTTTATAGATATGACTGGAGTAATACAGATAAATACAATGAGTTAAGAGGTGCAGATATACACCCTTGCGAAAAACCTGTTTCTTTATACGAATGGTTATTAATAAATTATGCTAAAAAAGGTGATAAAATACTAGATACTCATTTAGGTAGTGGTTCTATAGCAATAGCTTGTCACAATTTAGGTTTTGAATTGACTGCTTGTGAATTAGATAATGAGTATTATAATGCAGCTATAAAACGAATAGAACAACATAAAGCACAAAAAAGAATATTTTGAAGTTTGTAATAAAGGATAATAAAGATAAGCAAAGTCTGATAAACTATCTTAAAGAATTAGGTAGTGATTATACAGTTGAGGTTAAGAAACAAAAAAACAATAGATCAATGATGCAGAACAATTATTATTGGAAATGTATAGTACAAGTATTAGCTGAAGAACTTGGGTACTTTAATGATGAAATGCACGATACACTAAAAGTTAAATTTGCAAGTGAATGGTCAAGTATAGAAGTAAACAATAAAACAGTAGGACTACAAACAGTTAATAGTACTGCAAGAATGAATACTAAAGCATTTGAGATATATACAGAAAATATACGAATATGGGCATTGAGTGAATTAAACATAAGATTAATGTTACCAAATGAATATAAATAATTTCTATAATATAATATAGAATTGATTAATCAATCTTTTTCAATTATGGATAAACGAATAAACAATGGTGGTGCTAGAAAAGGTGCTGGTCGTAAAAGCAAATCAGAAGAACAAAAGTTAATAGAGAATTTAACACCTATGAACAGTATGGCATTAAATTCACTAAAACAAGGTTTAGAGAAAAAAGAACAATGGGCAGTAAAGTTATTTTTTGAATACTTTTATGGTAAACCACAACAAAGAGTAGATGTAACTACAAATGATGAAAGTATTAATATGCCTATAATAAACTTTGTAGAAACTGAAACTAAACAATAAATATAAATTACTATTTAATTCTGATGCACGTTATTATATAATAACAGGTGGTAGAGGATCAGGTAAATCATTTGCAGTAACAGTATTTCTAACATTACTCACAATGAGTAAAAACATTAGGGTATTGTTTACAAGATATACAATGGTATCAGCACATTTATCTATTATACCTGAATTTTTAGAAAAAATAACATTACTAGGTTTTGAAAATATATTTAGTATAAACAAAGCAGAAGTATTAAATCTAAGTAATAAATCTGATATACTATTTAGAGGTATTAAAACATCAGCAGGTAACCAAACTGCAAGTTTAAAATCATTACAAGGAATATCTTGTTGGGTATTAGATGAAGCAGAAGAACTAATTGATGAAGATATATTTGATACTATTGATTTAAGTATTAGAGAGAAAAATGTGCAAAATAGAATTATACTAATACTTAATCCTGTTACTAAAGAACATTGGATATACAATAGATTTTTTCAAGATAAAGGTGTAGAAGCTGGTTTTAATGGCGTTAAAGACAATGTATGTTATATCCATAGTACATACCTAGACAATAAAGAAAACCTCTCTAAGAGCTTCCTAGAGCGTATTAAGACTATAAAAGAACGTAATATAAAAAAGTATAAACACAAAATACTTGGTGGTTGGCTTGATAAAGCAGAAGGTGTAGTGTTTGATAATTGGACAATAGGACAATTTAATCCTGATGGATTACAAACATCTTGTGGTATGGACTTTGGATTTAGTGTTGATCCTGATAGTTTAATAGAAGTAGCTATTGATAAAAAGAAAAAGAAAATGTATGTTAAAGAACATATATACAAGAATGGTTTAAAGTCACATGAATTGGCTAAGATAGTATTAGATAAAGTAGATAATAAACTTATTATAGCTGATAGCGCAGAACCTAGATTAATAGAAGATTTAAAACACTTAGGAGTAAATATAAAACCTGTAAAAAAAGGTACAATAGAAAGTGGTATAACTAGAATGCAAGATTATGAATTAGTTGTATGCCCTGAAGCAACTAATATTGCAAAAGAACTTAACAACTATGTATATGCAGATAAAGGTTCTAAACTATATGTAGATGCTTACAATCATGCTATTGATGCTATAAGATACAACGTAATTTACCATTTAGATAATCCTAATTATGGTAAGTATTTTGTACAGTAAACTAAATATTAATTTTTTCTATATATAATTATGAAAATAAATGTTAGGAAAAAAGGTAAGGTAAAAACCTTTAACTTAATAAAAAGCTGGTCAGATGTTACAGTTGAAAAATGGGTTAAGTTAGTAAATTTACATAAAGGTAGTAGAAGTAAAGAAGCATTAGAAACAATAAGTGCATTATCAGATATACCTAAAAAGTTAATAAATGAGTTAGGAATACAAGATGTTGCATTAATACTTACAAAACTAAGCGAATTACAAAAACTATCTAAAAGCAAGTTAAGAAGAATAATTAAGGTAGAGGATCAAAAGTTTGGTTTTCATCCTAATTTAGAAGATATAACATTAGGTGAATGGGCAGATATAGAACATTACATAAAATTAGGTGTAGAGAAATTTATGCCACAAATTATGGCAGTTTTATATAGACCAATAGTAGAACAAAGAAATGATAAGTATAGTATTGAAGCATATAGTGGTAATATTGATGTCAGGGCAGAATTGTTTAAGAAGATGAAAGCAGAAGATGTACAAGGTGCTATGGTTTTTTTTTATCATTTAGGAAGCGAATTACTAAAGATTTTGCCATTATATTTAACGCAAGCTATGACACAAATGGAGAAAGAGATAAAGGACAAAGTTTTGCAGAAAAATGGGGTTACTTTGGCATAATGTATAGATTGTGTAATGGAGATATAAGTAAATTAGAAACAATAACTAAACTAAATTTATTAGAAGCATTTACTTGGCTTAGTTATGAAACAGATTTAGAAAGTACAACAAAAGTAAAAATAAATGGTCAATAATAAAACGTATAACAACGTAATAGATACACTAAAAAATTTAGGTACAAATCATTTACAAATAAGCACAACAACAGTAGGTGATATATTTGATATAGATTTAGAAAAGAATACACTATATCCATTAATGCACCTAAACCCTGTAAATGTAACAACAAGAAGAACTGAATTAGTATATAACTTTCAAGTGTTTATAATGGACTTAGTAGAACCTGATGGTAGTAATGAACAAGAAGTATATAGTGATGTATTACAAATATGTATAGATATTATAGGTATATTAAGTAATTCTAAATGGCAAGCACAATTAGCATTAGATATTAATGCACCTGTATATTTTGCAGAAGGTGATTATACGTTAGAACCATTTAAAGAACGATTTGATCAATCAGTAACAGGATGGGTATTTAATTTAGGTATAACAGTACAAAATAGCTTCCAAACTTGTGATATACCAATGACTGATACATTTATAGGAAAATGATAAAATTTAAAATAGGCAAATTAACAATACAACTAATACCACCAAAAATAACTTATGGATTATAATGAACTATTAGAAAAATTAGAAGCAATAAGTATAGAGTTAAAAAGCTATACAGATTATCCACAAGCAGCAACTAACAATGCTAAACGTGCAAGAAAATGGAAGGAAGAAAATGGTAGTGATTGTGGTACAAGAGTAGGCTGGACAAGATCAGCACAATTAGCAGATAGAAAACCAATAAGTAGAGATACAATAGCACGTATGGCTTCATTTAAAAGACATCAACAAAATAAAGATGTACCTTATAGTGAAGGATGTGGTGGTTTAATGTGGGATGCTTGGGGTGGTTCTAGTGGTATTAATTGGGCAATTAGTAAATTAAAACAAATAGATAAAGAAAAAAAATAAATTATGGCAGACTTAACAACAACATTAACTGAAAATGTAACATTAAATGGTGCAGTAAGAGGTACTACAAACACTATAACTACAACAGGTATAGTAGATGTATTTGAACGTATATTAACTTGTGCGCATTCTAATACAACAACTATTGCAGTATTTGGTTCAACACCTCATTCATCAGCAGGTGCATTAGATGTAGAAAACTGTAAATATCTTAGAGTAACAAATCTAAGTGCAGATCAAGATATAAAATTAGCATTTATAACTACAAATACTAATTATCAAGTAACAGTAAGAGCAGGTGCATCACACATATTATTTCAAGGTGAAGAAGTTGCAATAGGTGAAACTGATACATCACCTGCATTTGGTACATTAGAAGATATAACAAGTGTACAAGTAAGACCAGCAGCATCAACAGATGTACAAGTAGAAATATTTGCAGGACTTGTTTAATGGCACAATCTTTTGATAATATAGAAAGATATTTAGAAAGTTTTGGTAAATATGTAGTAAAACAAGCACGAACAAATTTAACTAAAGCTAGAAAAAACGTATCTAAAGATTTATACAATTCTATTAAGTTTAAACTAAAACAACAAGGTAGTAGTTATGATGTAGAGTTTTATATGTTAAATTATGGTACGTTTGTAGATAAAGGTGTAAGTGGTAATAAGAAAATACAAAACTTTACAACGTATGATGGTAGAAAGGTAGAAAGTCCTTTTAAATACACAAATAAAATGCCACCTACAAGTATATTAGCAAAATGGATTAGTGCAAGAAGAATAAAAGGTAGAGATAAAAAAACAGGTAGGTTTATTAGTAATAAATCTTTAGCATATCTAATAGCAAGTAAAATAAAAAGAGATGGAATTAAAAGCACAAGTTTTTTTCAAAGACCATTAGGATTAGGTTTAGATAGATTTGGAGTAGGTCTTTTAGGTGCAATTAAAGAAGATGTTACAACTGCATTTTCAAATATGTATAAAACAACAGTATAAATATGGCATTAACAATAGTACAAAAACCATTATATAAATTATTATCAGCAGGACAAAAAATAATATTTGCAGTTAGTGATCCTGTTATAGTAGCAGCGCAAACAAGAGTTAAATACAAAGCAGAAGTAGTATTATATGATGATGCAGGTACAATATCACCATTAGCAGCTACATTAAAAACAACACCTAATAATGCTGGTTCAGGTATATTTGATTTAAGACCAATAGTAGAAAGCTATGTAAGTTCTGATAATTTAGCAACAGAACAAAATATAGGTTTAGCTACAAGTTCATCATTTAAAGGTAATCAATTAGGAACATATAATAAATTTCCAATACATATACAAGATAGATTTAGTTTAGGTGTAAATTCTACTAAATTTTTAGCAGTATATTTTTATGTAGAATATTTAGATACAACAACAAACACTATAATAGATAGTGGACAATTAGTTTGGGAAAATCAATATTTAATATACAATGGTGTTTTATTTCCTACTGATGAATTACAAACAGGTGCATTAACTAATAATTTTGGATATGATTTAGATAATTTTAAATATATACCTAATTCTAATACATCTAAATTCTTAACTGATTGTCCTACAACACTAAATGCAAGAACAGTAGATTATGGTACATTTGCTATGTTTAATCAACTTAATCCAGCATCATATAGTTTTGAAACATCACCAAGTGGTTTACCAGCAGCCAATAATTTAGTAGAAAAAGTAATACTAAAAATGTATGATAGTACAGGTTCACAACTAGGTATTGACCAAAACATTAATAATGCAGTAGGTGATGAGGGTGGTACAGGTAATTTAGGCACACAATTTGCAGATACTAAATTAGTATTTTTTGGTGCTTATCCTGCAAATCTAAGAGGTTGGAATACAGCTTTTCAAAGTAATTTAGCACAAATATCTTATTATACTTTACAAGCATTTGATAGTAACAATAATGCAGTTACACAACTATATACAGTTAATATAATATGTGATAGTAGCTTTGGATATGAAACTACAAGATTAGCATGGTTAAATAAACATGGTGCATGGGATTACTTCACATTTACTATGAAAAACACAAGAAGTGTAACAACTAATAAAACTACATATACACAATTAGGTGGTACTTGGAATGAAGTTACATACAAACCTTATTCTTATAAGGGCGGTATGAAAAATTTTAGAGTTAATGCAAAAGAAAGATTACAACTTAATACTGATTTTCTAGGTGATTTAGATAGCATTTGGTTAGAACAATTATTTACAAGTCCTGAAGTATATATAATTAAAGATTTTGATGCTAACGATACAGGATCAGGTACTACATCAAAAATAAACAAATATGTAGAACCTGTATTAGTAACAAGTTCTAGCTATACAAGAAAAACAAGAGCAAATGATAAGTTAATACAATATACAATAGAGATAGAAAGAAACAAAACTAATAGATTACAAGTAGGATAATGAGTACACAATTAATATTATATCCACAAAATACAAATGGTTATTCTTATAATAATGTACCTGTATTTACTGAATATATAAGTAATTACCAATTTAGTAGTCCTTTGACTGCTTATCAAGATGTTAATGGTAGTGCTTCATCTACATCATATACTTACGCTGTTACAGTAGCTGCAAGTGCTTTATTTAATTCAGGTAATTGGGTAGGTTTTGCAACAACATCAGCTGGACATAACAATCAAACAAATCAACCATTATTAGGTAATGGTCAAATAACTTTTTATTCATCAGCAACACCTAGTCCTACTAGAATTAGTATTTGTGGAGTAGGTCAAATGCTCACTAATTTGACAATAGGACAACTTTATAGAATTACAATAGACCATACAGGATATACACCAGCAGGAAGTTTTGTAATTGGTGGTACAGGTTCAGGAACAAATAATTATGTAGGTAATTATGGTGGAACATCTCCTTTTGTCTTAACACCTTCAGCTAGTGGTATATCAATTCAAGATTTTACTGCAACTGCAACAAATATGCAATTAATAATAGCATATTTAGATAATATAAATGCAAATTTTGTAGTAAAAAGCATATCAATAAGCGAAAGTCCTACATCAGTACCATTAACACCTACTGATTTATCAGATGGACAAGTTATTTGTGATTTATACCAAGAACAAGATATACCATTAACATTAAGTGTTGATGATTTTACTAATGTTGCAGAAAAAACACAAAGCTATTCTAAAGATTTTGATTTACCTAATACCAAAAGAAACAACAGAATTTTTACACATATATTTGAGATTACAAAAAGCATATCTAATGTTTATGATTTTAACCCTTATGTACAAACTAAAGCAGCTTTAAAAGAAAATGGTGTACTTATATTTGAAGGTTCTTTACGATTAATAGAGATAGTAGAAAAAGACAATGAAATAAGTTACAATGTAAATCTATATTCTGAAACAGTAGCATTAGCAGATGTATTAAAAACTAAAACATTTAGAGATTTAACAAATGTATTTACAGAATTAGATCATCAATATAATTATACAAATGTAGAAGCAAGTTTTACAGGTGGGTTAGTATTAGATTTTGCTTTAGGTTCAGGTTCTTTTGCAGGTTCATCAGGTGATACAACAACTGATGTATTAAAATATCCTTTTGTAGATTGGACTGGTAACATTGATTGTACAGGAAGTAAACCTGTTATAGACCACATATCAAACGTATATAGACCATTTATAAAATTACAATATATAATAAGAAACATAATTAGTGAAGCAGGTTATGATTATACAAGTGCATTTATAGATAGTTCATTTTTTGGTAGTTTATTTATGGACTTTAATTGGGGTAATGGAAATGCACCTACAAATGTTACAAATGCAACTGCAAGTGGTGCAGGTAGCTTTCCTGAAAATCCAGCATCACCTGTATCAAATTTTGCAACTACAAGTTATAGTAATATAGAATTATATAGTTTACCTTTAGTTGGTAATTTACCTGCTTTATATGATACTGCAACACATCAATACATATCTAACGTAAATAGTAATTTTGTAACACTTAATTATAGTATATATTTTGAAAATACTGATACATCAAGTTCAAGATTATTAGAAGCACAAATATTAGCAGCAGGTTCACAAGTAGCTTATTCAGGTGTAATATCAATACCTGCATTTTCAGGTGTACCTAATCCACCACAATTTCTTTGGCAAGGACAAATACAAGTAAACTTAAACAATACAGAACTAATAGAAATACAATTTAAATCAGATGTATCTAATAAAATAAGACAAGGTGAAATATTTTCATTTAATCAAGGAACTTATGTACAATATTTTAGTTCTATTGTTTCAACAAATTTAACATCAGGAATATTATTAAATACTTTACGTGGTGATTTAGGACAATGGGATTTTTTCAAAAGTGTAATGACTATGTTTAATTTAGTTACTATTGCCGATCCTGATAATCCTAATAATATACTTATTGAACCTTATGAAGATATATTTGGCTTTAACCCTACTGTTGTTACACCAAGTCAATTAGATTGGACTTATAAATTAGATATAAAAGATACAAACTTAAAACCATTAGAATTAGTAAGAAAAACTATATTTAAGTATGCAGAAGATGATGATGATTTTGCATTTAATAAATATAAAAATTCATCTAGTGGTTTTTTATATGGTAGTCAAACATTTATACAAGGTGATTATACACTATTATCAGGTGAAGAAGAAATAGTAGCTGAAAGTTTTGCAGCAACTGTAATAAAACCTATACAAAGTAATTTTCCTAATTTTTATGCACCTGTAATATATTCAGGTAATAGAGAAGAAGGTTTTGAAGGTTTTGAGAATATGCCACGAATATTAATAGATAATGGTGTTAAATCGCAAGATTATGAATTAGAGGGTAGTGCAAGAACTACATATTTATTAATGTCGCATACAGATACAGTAACATCTAATAGTAATGATACAGATATAAATTTTGGTATTTGTCAATTACTTATAGGTTTTAGTCCTACTGATAATTTGTTTAGTACATATTATGCGCCTTATTATGAACACTTGTACAATCCTAATACTAGAATTATGACTGCTAAAGTTAATTTAACACCAGCAGATATAAACACTTTTAAATTTTATGATATTGTTACTATAAAAAATAGACAATTTAGAGTAAATAAAATAGACTATAAACCAAACGCATTATCAACTGTTGAATTTATATTACTTAACTAATGGCAAAAGCAAATCAAATATTAAATGGATATACATTAAGACCTGAAAATATAGCACCTTCAGGACAAGTATTTTTTACTGATGGTACAAATTCAGATTTATTAGCTAATAAACAAACTTGTGAAGCGTATGGTTTTAAATATGATGAAGCACTTGGTGTATGTATGGCTTTTAATTTCAATAC